TTCCACCGGGGCCGTCGGTGCAACGGGCGCGGCTTCTGCCAACGCTTCTAGTTTGGCTTCTTGAGCCGGTAGTTTTTCGGTCATGGCTTTTTGATTGCTGTCAACCCGTGCGTGAAAAATTCCAGTTGGGTTTGCTGCGGGCGAGAGTACCAGGTCAACGCTGAATAGGTTTTGAACGTCGGCCAGCATGGTGCCGTCTGCCGCCTCGCGAGGGATTCCAGAGAAGCTGATTGAAAATCCAATCTGCCCAGGAAGGGTGCTGATGAGTTCGCTAAAGTAGGAAAAGCCGTCGTGGCTTTCAAAGAGAGTCAGGTCAGCACGGACGCGGCCACCGTCTAAGCTAAAGTTTTCAAGGTATCCGATAATGTTTGAGATGCTGGAGCTGTGGTCGCTGAGTACCTTCACCTGCCCTGCTTCGTTACCACGCTCGACTACTTGAGTGAGAGTTTCCGCATCAATAACCATACCGTGCCCTAAAGCTGGGCCAGCAGTGATGACGCTAATCCCTTTAAATTTCTTTTCGGCCATATCGGCCAAACCGCGTCAACTCGATTTCTTTTTGCGAGGCTTTTTGTCTTTCAGGCCAAGGCTTTTCGCCACCATATCCAGCTCTTTATAGGATAGGTTAAAGTCGGCGTCGTCCCTCATGGTGAAGGTTTCGGTCTTTGCTACAGGCTGGGGCGCAATCTCGACTGGAGCAGCCAGAGTCACTGCCTCAGTAGGCGCGGAAAGTTCTGGCACGGGAGTCCGTGCTGTCACTTCATCTGCCGGGGCTGCGCTGGGAGGAGTCACGGCTGGCTGGGCTTGCGGTTGGTTTGGAATAAATTGCACCTCGCTAACGGGAATCCCGGCGGCTTCGCACTTGGATCGGATGTAGGCTTGTTCCGCAATCTTCTGATCGATTGCATCTTGCCAATCCTCTCCCCTGGCGGCGTAAATATCCGCATAGGTGGTAAGGCCAAGTTTCAAATCTTCACGATCGGCTGCGCTATCTCGGCCAGCATCAATCGTCGTCTGGCGGGGTGTGTGATAGGCCGCCTGCCACCACCGATCCATCCCACGCGGAGGAGTGAGATCGCCGCGTTTGATTGCCTTGGCTAGTGCCCAAAGGCGAACCCTAGACACGAGCTGATTGATTACGGTTTGCGAAATTTCATCAAACCTTCGCTGTGCTTGTGCCAGAACGAATCTCTGCGATGGGCCTGACAAGTCAGCTTTCCACAGATACTCGTAAGGTAGGCCAAGGCCAGAGGCTACTGCTCGCAAAAACTGATCCATAAACTCGGTCAAGTTCGGGCTAGGCCGATCGTCTTTGATCTCGCGAATCTTGCGACCGTTCGGGACGTTCCAGATCGCACCCGATCCGAACACTCGGTCTGTCGTGATGCCTTCCGCGTTTGTTGACTCAGGGCCAAAGAATCCGGCACTTCCCTCGCCTTCCAAGGCCAAGCCAATCGCGCTCGATCGTTTCACGCTGACCATCGTGTTGCTTAAAATCTCTTCACGGTCTTGGATTAGGTTTAAGCATGTGACTAACCGTGAAAGGCTGCGCAGCTCGTCAGCTCTATCGCGTTCTGCCAGTACGATTAGATCGGGGGATTGAATCTCTGAATACTTATCTGCGTCGCCGGTGTTGATGTAGTAGGATAGCGGGCGGCCTTGCGCATTCACCCGCACTCCATCGATCACCCGCTTCTCGCCCTGTAGGTAGTCGGGTGTTTCGCAACGATGCGCCTCGACCATCTGCAGCATCGGCCAGCCGTCACCGTTATCAGTTAGCAAAATAAAGACTTCGTTATCACGCAAGCAAGTGCGGGTGGCGATTTGCTGAATAGTGCTCCAATCCAAAAGACCACGAATATCGCAAGCGCGGCCCCAATTCTCTAGCCATTCTTCGGTCGCCTTGTTCCATCCCTCGTCGCTTGTGCGGGATTGCATTTTGATGCCAGGGCCAATCGAATTGCGAACCATGCAATCGATTGCACCGCGCACGACGGGGCTGTTATAAAACCAGTATCGCGCCAGCCCTAGAACTTGCTTTCGGCTTTGATTAGAGACGTCGGTGCGAGTGTCCTGCGGAGTTACATAGATGTGCTGCCGCTTTGTGTAGTCCTCAGCACCCGCCCGAACAATGCGGCCAAACCAAGAACCCAAGCTCATGGATTGATGGGCGACATAGCGCCAAAGTTAGGGTAGCTCATCTGCCCGTTTGATTTTGTAAGGAAGTTTTCAAGTTCGGCCGAGGTTGTGAAATCTTTGACCTTTGTCCAAAGCTCATAAGCAGCTTGGGCAATGTTGGACGGATTGACGCCTGGTTGCATTTGATAGCTGAAAGACTTGCCAGCAACCGATGCACTAACCATCACGCGACCTCCATTATTAAAGGTGCTGTATTGATTTGCGGCGATTGCTTCAAGTGCAAGACGTGTCGCAACCGGATCTTTTGCCGACTGTATCCAAAGGGAAAAAAGCAGACCTCGCTCCACATCGCCAAAATCGTGTCAATCATACTTGAGTAAGCGTCGCCTCTGCGGCGATCACCTTCCCGTAAACGGCAAGGCCAGCCAGGTATGTTTCGCAATCATACAAGTGGTCTTGCCGTGACTTGATCCGAATCCACTCATACACGTCCTTGCCTGTCTTGCGGTTAATCCGATGGGCTTTTCTGTGGCTTGCCATGTGCTCCCGGTAATCTGGGCTTACGTCGTGCGCCACTTCCCAAATCGGCCCCTGCCCGCGTCGCAACCAAGCGAGCAGATCCTGGCACGCCGGCGAGCTGAGCAGAAGCAGATGGCAGCCTGCGTCTGTGGTTTGTTCGGAGCTGTGGACGCTCTTGATCCGTGTTCCGTTTATTTCGATTAGATAGTGCGGCCGCTCTTCCCCCTTGATCGCAATAAAACCGTAACGAGCTGCTATTCTGTAGCAATCCTGAGCCTCATAACCCGAGTCAATGCAGGTATGCCGTGGCTTAACTCCAAGATCCTGTAGCGTCTGCGCGATATCCTCGATCGTTCGCCTGTGCCCTTCCTCAATCAGTCGACTCGATCCATTCCTACCAAACGCCCGTACCACGAACCAGTAGCCGTCGATCTGTCTATCGATCGCCGCCAGTTTAATGTGGTCGGCCTCCCACTCTTGCTTTTTTGCAAACGCTCCAGGCGGGATGCTGTTCAGCTCATCATCGTCAAATTGATCCTCCCACGGCATCGCACTCCACCCGTTCACGAACCCTTGCAACCCGTGCAGATAGTGCTTTTCGGTTAAAAACTTTTTAGCCACGTCAGCAAATCCGAGCGTGCTCGAATACCATGAGGGCAAGCGGAAAGATCTGCGCCCTATCTCAGCGTTAGGATTGCCCGCAACCCACTTGCCCTTTTCGATCGATTGCCTGCGGTTTCGTTCGCTCCACTTGGCGTCGCACTTCGTGCAATGGTAGGTAGCGGTTTCGGTAACCTTGCGCATGTCCCATTTGCCATCTTCTGATCGCGCCGTTTCATCCCATCGGATCTGCCCGAACTCCATCGCTTGAAATTCTCCGCACGCATGGCACGGGACGTGGAAAGTCTCTTGCGATCCTGCCTGATAGTTAATCCAGATATCGCCGGTAGATAGCGTCGGTGTGCTCGTAAGAACGTGCTTACGTTGCGGGAAGGATTTAGTGCGCTCTAACGCCAGAGAGTAAGCGGCCGCGTCCTTTTCGGATGGTGGGGCAAAAGAGTCCAGCTCATCCAAAACGGCTATACAGATCGGCCTTGAACTAAGATTGGCTGGGCTATTTGAACCAACAAGAGAGAGCGTGCAGGTCGCAAACTGCATTTCCATGATCTTAAAATCGTTCATATCTACCGGGAAAAGTGCCTTCACGGGCTTGCACTTCTGAAGCAGTGGAGCCAGCCGCGTCTCGCTGTACGACCTAGCCAGATCCGCGTTTGGCATAACCAGAAGCGCGGGGGCTGGATCGTTTGCGATTCTGTACGCAAGCCAGACCGCAAGCGTTAGGGTCTTGCCTGTTTGTGATCCCCAGCAAAGCGTGACGGTGTGCACGCCAGGATCCGCCAATGCTTCAAGCACTCCCCGCACGTAAGGCGTCCACGTTGTGCTGTAAAGACCTGGGCGAGCGGTAAGCCTGCTATCTAGCTGAATGTTTTTCTCCGCCCACTCAATCACCCCTGGCGGCTTTTCGTAGTGCCAACGCAGTCGCGCCCTTCGATGCAGTTCAGACTGAGCTTTGGTCACAGTGCCGCCTCTACCTGTCGCATCATCTGCCCGACCTCGTTCTCGACCTCTGCCTCTACCTCAACCGCTGGCCTGTTTGCGCAGATCGGAGCCAACCGCTTTGCCATTCCTTTGAGTAGCGGGATCAGTGCGTTATCCCTTGCGGCCAAAATCTTGTCTGCCTCATCTACTGGCACCATCGTGCCCTCCGCTTGATCGATGTCTGGCCGATCGCCCTTCATCCTTCGGAGTGCTTCCACTAGCTTTGTGTAGTTACTGATCAACTCGGAGCGATCTGCCCGCGTGTCGTCCTTGGCTGACTCCCCAAGGCTGGCCGCCAGATCCTCAAGCCGCTGAATCTCGACGTCCAATCCCCCGCCCTTGGCCTTGACCAGTGGCTGCGCCTCCGCCTTCTTGCGCTGAAGGTAGACGGTCGCACGGGATTTGCCCGTGGCCGCCATAGCCCTTTTCACATCGTGGTTTATGGGTCTAGCCATAAGACGCAACTACTACGGTGCCACACTCAAGAAATCGACGGCAGTCGATGCCAC